TTGCACCCTTGAAAAGGACTACACCACGAATCTAATGAGCGAACTCACCCAGGAACAGATCGAGCGCCTCAGCCCCCAGGATTATTCCCACTACCTGGCAACAGGGGACATTGAGCTCATTGACGACGACGAGCTCAGTGAGGACTACCTGAAGCTTTTGCGTCAATTTGACCTCTGATTTGCACCTATGCAAGTAATTACCGATGCTGATCGTCTCGCCCGTCAGCTCGCCTTGGAAGTCCGCCAGAAGGCTGAGGCTGAGGACCGCCTAGAGCGGCGTACACGGGCCGCTGAGCAGCGCTCCTATGCCTCGGCCAGCGTCTATGGCAAGAAGCTCCTGGAGGCCTCCCTGGCGGCTGTGGCAGCGGAGATCGCCAGCCGCATTGGCCGCATTTCCAACGGCATCCCAGGCCCCGACCACAAGCTCATCGCTGACAAGATCGCCCAGGCCGATCACCGGGTCCTGGCCCTGATCGCTATGAAGATGACTCTCGACGCCACGGTGTCGGGCTACAGCGGCGGCCATGTCAGCCAACTGAACTACACCAAGCTGGCCATGCTGGTGGGCCATGCCGTCCAGACCGAGCTGCGTCTGAGCTGGTATCAAGAGCAGGACCCAGAGCTGTTCCGCCAGGTCAAGCGTTCTTTCCACCAAGGCACTGGCACCCGCCAGAAGGCCACGGTCTTCAAGCTCAAATACAACCGCGAGGGAATCGAGTGGAAGACGTGGGGAAACAGGGTCACCCTGCAGATTGGGGGCTGGCTGGTGGACTGCCTGCAGCGGGCCACAGGCTGGCTCAGGGTGGAGCTGCTCCAGGAGAGCCGCCTAAAGCGGGTCAGTGTGGTGCGCCTGTCGCCTGCCTTTCTTGATGCCAAAGACCTGATCATGGATCGGGCCTTGAATCTGGCCTGCTGTCTGTGGCCAATGGTTTGTGAGCCTGTGGAGTGGTCGAATGAGGACAAGGGGGGCTACCTCACCGCCGAGGACCGTCCTTACACAATGATCCGCACCGCCACTCCAGGGCCACCATTAACACAGGGACCTTTGTTCCTGCAGATGCTGAATAACCTTCAGCGTCAGGCCTATCGCATCAATACCGATGTGATGGCTGTGGCTGACTATTGTTTCGACAACTTCATCTCCATCGGTAAGTTCCGAAGGGATGAACGCAAGGAGCCGCCTGCCCGTCCAGCAGAGGGCGCCAGCGAGGAAACAATCAAGGAGTACAAGCTGGCACGGCGCATCATCGAAGACTACAATGCTGTGCTGGAGCAGAACAACTGGCGGACAACTGAGACGATGTTTGTCGCTCGGAAGTTTGCTGATGAAGATCGCTTCTGGATCCCCTGGTCTGCTGACTACAGGGGCCGTCTCTATCCCATTCCTACAAGCCTCACACCGCAGGGGACAGACTTCGACAAGAGTTTGTTCTACTTTGCGGATGAGGGTCCAGTCAATGAGTATTGGCTGGCCTTCCATGTGGCGACGACCTATGGTCTCGACAAAGCCACGATGGCGGAACGGGTTGAGTGGACGCGATCCAGCACCAAACTGATCACGGCCATTGCTACTGATCCCATTTCCACAATCACGCAATGGCGCCAGGCTGAGGAGCCCTGGTGTTTCCTGGCAGCAGCGATTGAGTATTACAACTGCTGCATTGCCAAGACCAAGGCCACCAGTGGTCTTCCCGTAGGCATTGATGCCACCTGTTCTGGTCTCCAGCACCTAGCGGCCCTGACCCTCGATGCCACAGCAGGGGCCTTGGTCAATGTGCTGCCCACCGAGGTGCCTGCTGATGGCTACCGCACGGTGGCTGAGCAGGCCAAGAAGCACCTCGACGTTCAATACCACCCCTGGATGACCCGCAAGGTCACCAAGCGCACAGTGATGACCACACCCTATGGGGTCACCCGCCACAGCGCACGGGGCTACATCCGTGAGGCCCTCAAGGAGGCAGGCTGTGACCTGTCGGAGCCGGGGGTGCTCAGCAAGATCACCGAAGCCATCTACATCAAGGCGATGGGGGAGGTCTTTGCTGGTCCGGTGCGGGTGATGAACTGGATCCAGGAGAGTGCGGCCCGCATCATGCGGGATGGGCGTGAGTCGCTGCGCTGGACAACCCCGTCTGGCTTTGTGGTGGATCAGCGGGCCAACCGCCCGACCACCGAGCGTGTAGCAACCCAACTGCTAGGCAGCGGCAAGCTGCGGAGCTCGGTCTACAGCGGTCCTGGTCCGATTGACCTGGACAAGCACAAGGCCTGCACCGCCCCCAATCTGGTGCATAGCCTTGATGCCTCCCTGCTGCACTTCACCTTCTCGGAGTGGGAGCCACCGTTCACGGTGATCCATGACTGTGCAATGGCCCGCTCCTGTGATGTCGAAGCGATGGGCAAGGCCCTGCGGCTGCACTTCGCTGAGATGTACAAGGGCGATGTGCTGAAGGACTGGGCCCAACAGGTGGGTGCCCTGATTCCTGATGGTCTGATCAAGGGAGACCTGGACATTGATCTGGTCAACCAGTCGGACTACTTCTTTTGCTGACCTTTCATTTCCATTACTGCAACTATGGCGAATCGCTACGTCTTTGAGACCGTTCTTGAGGGCTTTGTCAACGTCGATAAGCCCTCGGGCAAATACAACAACTGCTGCTTCTCCTTCCGCCTCCCGGCCTCGGTGCTGGAGCAGGCTGAGAAGGACCGAGAGGAGCTGCTCAAGTGGGCCAGCTCCAAGGTGGACAACCCCAAGCGGGTGGTCACCAACCTGCCCAAGTGGGACGACGAGGGCCTGGTCAAGTACAGCTACGACGGGGACACCAACCGTGACCCGGTGATCTTTGTGGACAGCGATGGCCAGGTGCTCGACCCAGGCATCCGCGCTTCGATCCGCAAGGGCACCAAGGTCAAGCTGATCGTTGATCAGAAGCCCTACACCAAGCCCGCCCTTGGCACCACGCTGAAGGTGCTTGGGGCCCAGGTGATTGAGCTGGTCTCCGGTGCGGTGGCTGATAGCGGTGACCTCAGCGAGGACGACATCGTGGCCCTGTTCGCAGGCTCTGAGGTGTCGGGCTTTAAGCAGTCGGCCCCTGCCCCTCGGCGGGCTGAGCCGGATACCGATGAAGACGGCGCTTACGACTTCTGAGCATGACAAAACAAGAGATCCGTTCGGAGATTGATCGTCTTGAAGAGCTCTACTTGACTGTAGACACCTTGGGCGAGAAACACGACATCGACGTTCGCTTGGAGCAGCTTGAGTCCTACCTCCTAGACCTTGAGTTTGAAGAGTGATGGCTTTCCGCTCCAAGTTTGAGGAGCAGATTGCAAAGGGCTTTGACAAGGGAGGTCATATCTACCTCTATGAACCTTCCAAAGTTATCTATACCTTAACCTGCTCGTACACCCCCGACTTTCACCTCCCCAACGGGGTGATCATTGAGGCCAAGGGATTTCTAAAGCCAACCGATCGCCGCAAGATGATTGCTGTCAAAGAGCAACATCCAGAGCTGGACATTCGGTTCATCTTTCAGAGGAACAATCCCCTGGCCAAAGGCTCTAAGCACACCTATCTGAGCTGGGCTGAGAAGCATGGCTTTCCCGCCTGTGTCTGGCCAGATGTACCCACTGATTGGTTCACTGATGCCTGCTCCCCTTCCTGAAGACAACTTCATCTACGACCTCGACAGCTTGGTCAATCAATACCAAGACGAGGGCTCCACTCTTGTTCACCTGAGAAACCGCATTGCCGAATACCTCGACCTTATCGATGAGTTTGGCTTCAGCGATGACCCAGAACGATTCTGAGTTTGTCGGCCACGAATCCTGCCCCCATTGCGGCAGTAGTGATGCCATGAGCCGCTATTCCGATGGCCACGGCTATTGCTTCTCCTGCGAAACCTACGAGCCTGGTGACGGCCAGAAGCGTGAGGCTCCATCCCCCTCCTCGTTCCGCTACGAGGGGGACTTTGCTCCGATCCGCAACCGCTGCATCACCGAGAGCACCTGCCGCAAGTTCAACGTCCGTGTGGACCGGGGCCCTGTGCTCCGGTTTCCCTACACCGACAAGGCGGGCCGGGTGGTGGGCGCCAAGGAGCGGGGAAGGGAAAAGACCTTCCGCTGGCTCGGCAAGAACAGTGAGAAGCGCCTCTTTGGTCAACACCTCTTTGGTGGCGGCAAGAGGCTGGTGATCACCGAGGGGGAGATGGATGCCCTCTCGGTCTGGGAGGCCCAGCCCAAGTGGCCTGTCGTCTCCATCTACTCCGGTGCTGCGGGGGCCTACAAGGACCTGCAGAACAACCTGGACTTCTGCCTCTCCTTTGAGGAGATTGTCCTGCTGTTCGACAACGATGAGGCGGGCCAGGAGGCCGCGATCCGCTGTGCCCAACTCTTCCCCCCTGATCGGGTGAAGATCGGTGCAATGGGGGCCTACAAGGACGCCTCTGAGGCCCTGGTCGCCAGGGATGGGGATGCCATTCGCCAGGCCATCTGGAACGCAGCACCCTATACACCTAAGACCATCATTGATGGACGAACGCTATTTGATCTCTTACGCCGTCCAATGGTTGGGCGGGACGCTGATTGGCCTTTTGACGGTCTCAATTCCGTTACTGGTGGTCTTCGCCTCGGGGAGCTGGTCACAATCACAGCAGGCTCCGGGGTTGGTAAGTCCACCCTCTGCGGGGAAACAGCCCAGTGCCTTATCGACCAAGGTTTCTCGGTGGGCTACATCGCCCTAGAGGAGTCCATCCAGCGCACAGGCTTGAGGCTGATGTCGGTGGTGGCTAACAAGCCCCTCCACCTCGACAACACCATCGAAGAGGCCGAGTTCCGTAAGGCGTTTGATCAGAGCGTTGGCAGTGGCCGAGTCTTCCTCAGGGATGGATTCGG